CGACAAAGTTACCAACAATATGGATGAAGCTGCACTGCAAGCAGAAATTATGAAGGGCTTTCAACAGCCAGCAGGACCAGAGCAAGGTGGCATGACACCACCAGCAGGTGCTGATGCTATGGACCCAACAGGCGCAGGTGGCGGTAACGTAGGTACAGGACAAGCACCAGTACCGGGTGAACAAGGATTTAGTGGAAATGGACAACAAGGAACTACTCAGCAAGCTGAAGCCGTTGGTCAGCAACAACCGCCAGTGGGACAACTTCAATAAATATTTAGATGTGCTAATTGACCAGCAACATCGTACATTAGAACAAGGCGATAGCACAGTATTAATGCATCGTGCGCAAGGGGCGATTGCAGTGTTACGTAATATTAAAACATTAAGGGATGCAGTTAATGGCTAAACGTATGGCAGAACAAATGGAACTTTTTGAGCCAGTAGAACGTGGCTTCGATGAAGGTGGTCTTATGGATGAAGGTGGCACAATAGATCCTGTGTCTGGTAATGATGTACCACCGGGTTCTATGCAAGAAGAAGTACGTGATGATATTCCTGCCCAACTAAGTGAAGGTGAGTTTGTATTTCCTGCAGATGTAGTGCGTTACATTGGTCTTGAGAACTTAATGCGTATGCGCCAAGAGGCAAAGCAAGGCTTGGCACAGATGGAAGCTATGGGTCAGATGGGCAATAGTGAAGAAGCTACTGTTCAAGATGATCTACCATTTGACATGTATGATCTTGATGTGGAGGATGAGGGTACTTTAAATATGCAAGCAGGCGGTATGGCTACCTTTAACCCACAAACAGGTACATATTCTATGCCGGGTACAGGCATAGGTGGATTCCAACCAGCGCAGCAACCATCTAACACTGGGTTTACACCATACACAGGTTCACAACCATATATGCAACCTTTACAGTATACAGGTACTCAATTTACCACAGCAGGTCAAACTACTAATATACCTACTTTTAATCAGATGGTTGGTTCTGGATATCAAGGTTCAGAACTACGAACATACGTAAATGATGCGGGTCAAACAATACAGATACCGTTTGTAGATGGCAAACCTGTGTTTCCTATTCCAGATGGATATCAACTTAAAGAAGATCAACCACAACAGGCACAACCTACTACTCAATTAAGTGGACCAACTACCACTGTTACAGATCAAGGTGGAAGTGGCCCAGAAATGACTGATGTACCTACAACAACTACATCATCTACGATATCTATGAAAGATATATTTACGCCACAAAAAGTAGATTTCCCAGATTCTTATAGTGATTTTCAAAACCTTGGCACAACTTCTAATGACAAATTTGGTGGTAGTGACCTAACAATGAGTAGTTCGGCTTATCGTAATGCAGTTGCTAAACTGGGGGCTACTCAGTTTGGAAGTTTGTCACCTGTAGCATATGGAGCAAGTGTCATAGCAGGTAAGATAGCGGATTCTACTGGAAGTAGAAAAGCCCAAGAAATGTCAGATCTTTTTGATTTTAGAAATAGAAGCGCAGTAGGAAATCAAGTTAGAGATCAAGCACTAGCTGCCTTGGGTATGATTAGTCCTGCTCAAGTATATGACACAGCTCAATTTGATTTTATTGGGCAGGCGATGAATAATGCTATGGCAAATCAAAAAGGTGCTGCTGGTCAGTTGGGTCTGACTAATGCTCAATCTATGGACAGAGCGTTACAAGGGGCCATATATGATAACTTTGACACTATTAAGGAAACAGTAGATACTGTTAGTAAATCATTTCTTGAGGCCCAAGGTATAGACGTTGATACTGTAAATGTTGAAGATGTAGACTTTGCAGACGTTGCATCTGCAGCAATAGATAGAATTGGAAACTTGAAAGATGCAAGCGGTGTTGACGTTGGCAGAGAGTTATCTGATAAAGTTTCTCCAGAAGACTTTGAAGATTTACCAGATAATATAAAAGATATGTATAACTCATATACAACTAACGGCACGTACTCACTTACTAGAACAAACAGGTTGACACAAGATTTACTTATGAGGCAAAAACAAAACATAAATAGAATTGTGACTGCACGTCAAACAGTAGAAGACTTTGAAAAACCGGGTAGTGCTGGTTACGAAGGAAGTATAAGTGCAGCCAAAGAATCTGCTAGACGAGCATCAAGAGACTTTACTGGAAAAGAAGCTGATCCGGGTGGCTCACTTGCGGGTGTTGATCGTGGCGATGGACGTGAGGCTACCTTTGGTGGACCGGGATCAGACATGGCTCCGGGCGGTAAAGATACTGCAGATGAAAGAGCAGAAGCAGATAGGCAGTCTGCAGATATGGGTGTATTTGGCCCATAATAAACAAGCTGCGTGAGGGGCTTGTAAAACAACCTCACAATATGTTGGCTACCTAATCCCCCACCCCGTGGCTACGGTTGGCCCCAACGAAAGGAAGTACAATGGCGGAACAAGCTATTATGGCTGAAGAAATGCAGTCACCAAAAAAAGTTGCGTTTGCAAATCGTAAATACACTAACGAAGAAAAACGCAAAATGGAAGAAGAAGAACTAGAACAGCTTTTAAAAGAACAAAAGGGTGAAGCAGAAGAACAACCCAAAGAAGAAGAACAGGAAGCTGAACCTGCAAACGCAGAAGAGAAAACATTCAAGAAGCGTTACTCTGATTTGCGTAGGCACCAGCAACAACAGGCTGAAGAGTTTAAGAAAGAGATTGAAAACCTCAAATCTCAACTCAGCCAAGCTGCACAGAAAGAAATGAAACTGCCTAAGTCTGATGAAGACATTGAACAGTGGGCAGCAGACTATCCAGATGTAGCAGCTATTGTTGAAACAATTGCTATGAAGAAAGCACGTGAGCAATCTATTGCTCTTGAAGAACGCATGAAAGCAATTGATGAGTTGCAGTCTAGTGCTTCAAAAGAAAAAGCTGAAGCAGAACTAATGCGTATACACCCTGATTTTGGTGATATACGTGACAGTGATGAGTTTCACGACTGGGCAGAAGAACAGCCTAAGTGGGTACAAGACGCACTGTATGATAATGACAATGATGCACGTTCTGCTGCTAGAGCCATTGACTTGTACAAAGCTGACATGGGCATTGGTAAAGAAAAACCTAAGTCAGACAAAGCTGCAGCTAAATCTGTAAACACAAAGAACTCTCGTAGTAAGCCGCAAGAAAATGAGGCAACTACATATCTCAAAGAGTCACAAGTACAGAAGATGTCTGCACAAGAGTATGAGAAAAACTCTGACGAAATTATGGAAGCTATCCGTAGTGGAAAGTTTATCTATGATGTAAGTGGCTCTGCCCGATGAGCATTATCTATAAACCAAAAAAAGACATGGAACTATTTGCTCCATTTGGTCCAACGATGGGATATTATCGTATGCCAGATGAGTTGGTTGAAGAATTAAATAGTAAAATGTCAGACAAACTTAGTGACTATTCTGATAAGCTAGTTGGCAAAGTATCAGAAGAGTTAGCCTTTGACGATGAAATAAAACTAATCGCTCAAAAAGGTTTAGGTCAGTTTGTAGGAAAGTATCAGAACTATACAGAGCATAGAAACTCTATGGGTGTTAAAGCACTTGATACAGAGAATAATAACTATGCACTGCAAATAGTTTCAGGTTGGTTTGTACGCCAGTTTGAAAATGAATATAATCCACTACATATTCACACGGGGTCAAGACTATCTTGTGTGGGTTATCTAAAACTTCCTGATGGAATAGAGGAAGAATGGGAAGAAGACTATAAAGATCATCATCCGTCTAATGGGCATATACAGTTTGCAAATGGCACAGCCTCTGGCTATACCTGCACAAACTTTATAGTAAAACCACAGGTAGGTGACTTTTATGTATTCCCATCCCAATTATTTCACTGCGTATATCCTTTTTACACAAAAGGTGAGCGTAGGTCTTTCAGCATGAATATGAATTTTCTTGAAGTGCCGAAAGAAAAAAGTGTTGACAAATAGTTATTTATGTATATAACTATAGTCAGAATAGTGTAACTTTATTGCGCACCTAGTTACACTTTATTAGCAAACCGCAAAGTCTTACGGATTACCTGATTGACAAGGCCCGTTGTGTAATAGGGCGGCCACCTTATTACAGAACGCACCCAAGTAAATCAGCCTCTAAAAGCCTCGTGAGTTTGCATCTGTGAAAATGCTAATTAGGAGAATTTAAAATGGCATTTACTACCGCATCGGGATATGGTAATCTTCCCAACGGTAATTTCTCCCCTATTATTTACAGCAAACAGGTGCAACTTGCTTTCCGCAAGAGTGCTGTTGCTGAAGCTATCACCAATAACGATTACTTTGGTGAGATTGCACAAATGGGAGATTCCGTTAAGATTATTAAGGAACCCGAAATCACCGTTAAGGCGTATGCTCGTGGTACGACTATTACCCCGCAAGATCTTGACGATGAAGATTTCAACCTAACAATTGACAAAGCTAACTACTTTGCATTTAAGGTTGACGATATCGAAGAGGCGCACTCACACGTTAACTTCCAATCTTTGGCAAGTGATCGTGCTGCGTATCGTCTCGCTGACCAATTTGACCAAGATGTTCTTGGTTATATGTCAGGCTTTAAACAATCAGCACTTCACAGCAATGCTGACACAGCTAATGACGTTGTTAACGGTTCTAAGGCTGTAAGCACTGCTGGTTCAGATGAACTGCTTGCAAGCATGAAGCTAGATGGAAGTGACTTTAACGCTGGTACAGGTGGACAGTCAATTGCTCTAACCCCACGTGTGGGTGGTGCAACTGCTTCTCCAACCACTGCTGGTGAAGCTAATCCACTTTCGCTGATTGCTCGTATGGGACGTAAGCTAGACCAACAGAATGTTGACTCACAAGGTCGCTGGTTGGTTATTGACCCTGTTTTTGCAGAGTTGCTAAAAGACGAAGATTCACGTTTATTTAACGCTGACTTCGGCGGCGGCGGTTTGCAAAACGGTCAAATTTCTGGAACCATTCACGGGTTCACAATCTATGTTTCAAACAACCTGCCATCAGTTGGTACTGGTCCTGCTACAGAAGCAGCGTCTAATGCTACTAACTACGGCGTGATTGTTGCTGGTCACTCTTCTGCTGTTGCTACTGCAGAGCAGATTAATAAGACCGAAACTTATCGTGACCCAGATAGCTTCGCCGATATTGTTCGGGGAATGCATTTGTATGGTCGCAAGATTCTCCGTCCAGAGGCTCTTGTTAACGCCATCTACAACGTACGTTAAGGGGGATTAAAAAATGGCTAATATTACTGCTTTATTGCATCCTTCTTCAGGGAACTCACAAAGAGGACGTAACCCATACTACGTTGATGTAACAATTGACCTGACAACAAATAGCATTGCTCCCGGCGATACTATTCAGGCAATTACCGTTCCTGCTGATACCTTGATTTTAGCAGCAGGTTTTCAAGTTGTAGAATCTGCAACTATGAATACGGCGACAGATGCAACTGCTGCTCTTGGCTTCACTGGTGGTGATGTCGATGAGTTTGCTGCAGCACTGGACATTGACGGTGCATCTGATGGTGATTATGCTCCACAGGTTTCAATTGATGGATTAGCACCATCTACAACTGCAGATACAATTGACTTTGTATTGGCTGGTAGTGGTGCATCGTTTACAGCAGGTAAGCTACGTGCTTACGCTGTAATGATGGACATCAGTGACCAAGGTGACATGGCTGCTAACGAAGTTAGCCGTGACCAAGCCTAACTAAATATGTGACGGGGCGGGGCAACCTGCCCCCTCGCTTTGTTTAAGGAAACGTAAATGGCTACAACATTCTTACAATTAGTTAATCAAGTAAATCGGCGTTTGAATGAGGTTGAACTGACTTCTACAAATTTTGCTAGTGCGACAGGTTTTTATGCACATGCAAAGGATGCCGTTAACGCATCTATTAGATATATAAATCAATCTGAATTTGAGTGGCCTTTTAATCATAATACACAGACTACCACACTAACGGCTAATCAAAGCCGTTATTCTTTTCCTGCTGACTGTAAAGTTATTAACTTTGATACTTTTAGAATTAAAGAAGACTCTACGCTAGGCAATAGTACAACACGTATACTGCCTATGACTTACGAAGAATACTTAGATAAATTTGTGGCACAAGAATATAATAACACTAGCTTTCAAGGCGTACCAACTCGTGTAGTACACGCTCCTTCCCTTGAATTTATTCTTACACCAGAACCAGACAAAGCATACATATTAGTATTTGAGTACTTTAACTTCTCATCAGATTTGTCTGCACATGGTGACACAATAGTAATACCAGACAGATTTGCTCATGTGATTGTAGACGGTGCAATGCACTATGCATATTTGTTTAGAGGCAACACGCAAGATGCGTTGGTAATGAAAGAAAAGTTT